CCTCTTCAAAACCTAAAAACGCTTTTGGGACTCTTAACGCGGTTAATAATTTCTTTTGAATATATTCAATATCCGCAATTTCGGATAGGTTAGTTGCTCCCGGTAAAGTTTCAATAGGGTTGGGGCTTGCCGGGTCACGTACAGGAATAAAATAATCTTGGTCAACCGCCATTTGATTAAATCTCATATCAACATTACCTGTATTTTTATCTACAACTTGTTGCCTTTTGAATTTGTCTGCAACCCTGTTTACATATGGTTCAACGTCCTCATCATTCATATTACCAACAAACACTTTAAACACTCTTCTTTCAGGTGCTCTCGATGTTCTATATATCAACATAGCATCTTCAGACAAAAGTAATTGTTTCCATATTCTCCTTGCCTTTTCTAACATTGATGTCCCATAAGGAAGTTTTCTGTCGTCACCCAATAATCTAAAATGGGCAATTTCCCAAGATTGGAATGTGAGTGCCTTATTTTTCCAAGTAAAAGTTAATGCTTTTTTCGCTTCGGTTTTACCTAAATCAACAGGGTGTTTATCTCCCATCCCAACTTCGTGTCTTTCAATTTCAATATTTGGTAATTGTTGACATCCTACAACACCTTTTTCTGGGTCTAATTTAAGATAAACAAAATTATCACCAAACTTACAAGTATTTCTAATCCACATTGGTAAGTTGGTGTGTACATCTAATACATTATTGAATAAGTCCGCTAATACTGACTTTATTCTTTTTGATTCAGAATATATTTGAAGCATGTACCCATCTTCATTTACCGTTGTTGATTCTTCCGCATATATATCAAGAGCGGCTGATATTTCAGGTGTGTACTCCATACTTTCATAATCATAAGCGGAGGACAATCTTGTTGGTTCATAATAAACCGCTTGAGAATATAAATTATTTTCGACTTTAGCCCACTGTTGTGCAAGATAAAATGTTTGCTGTGCTTGTAACTTTTCTCTTTCGTATTCTTGTTTGTCCTGAGTCCTTAGGAGTTCCTTTTTATCCAACTTAAATTGAGGATAATCTTGACCCATTAATGAATTAGGACCAAATGTTTGACCTAACCGTTGCCAAACCGTCATATTTTCTTTTTTATTTTCAGCCATATTGTAAATTTAATTGAATTAGTCAACATTATAAATACTTATCGACCACCGAATAACCATCCGTATTTTTGATAGTCATCCTTCGAGGGTCCATTCTGAGGATAATGACCTGTTTTCTGATTTCCCTGTGGAATAAGAGGATTAAAAAACGAAGATGAATTCTTATTCTCATTAACACTAGTCGCCCAAGAATTTATCATAGCCTTAGTGTGGTTTAAATTTTTGGTTATCTGTTGGAAAGATTTTTCCGCTACGTAAACCGCCATTGATATTGACATTATGCAATCATCGTGTTGACCTTTTTGGTGGTCAGGCCTTCCATTTATATAGACAAATTTACCCATTTCGTGAAATAATCTTGGGGAATATATTTTGAAACCGTGTCTCAAAGCTTCCTCGAAAGAGGCTATAATTTGAACTCTCTTAGCATTGAAATTTATTCCCGGGATTTTTTCATTCATCTTCGGGTCCCATTTCCACTTATTTTGCATATCAATATTATCAACATACATACCACTTCTATAACCCATTTCTTGAAGTTTTCTAGACGTTGCAACACCCATACCACCTGTTAAATCAGTAACACAATATGCATTATACATTCCACCCCATTTGTAAGCAATCTCAGCTAACACATCTGGAGGAACTTTTCCAACATATTCTAGAACTTGTTCTTGTGTATCGAAATCAATTATTTGAATACAGGAATAATCCTCAGAATCTCCTCTTGATACATCACAACCCATAACATATTTGTGACCCACTTCAGGTTCTTTGTAAATCCAAAGAGCATTACCCATAAGTTTTGCTTGAGGTTCTTTAATCATATTTTGTGAAATCCTAAGCATCATCTCCGAATCAAAAACATTATCACCCGAACCAAGAAAGTTACATTCAAGTTCCTGTGCAACTTTCCTTTTATCGTATTTAAGTTTTTTAATCATTTTTTCAAACCAATCAGAACACGGTTTGTATCCTTCCTCAATATATTTTTTTGTTATACTGTGGTCTCTTTCATATGGATTATCAACAGGAATTTCAATAATACAATCCTTTGGATATTCTTCTCTGTGTAGTAAAAAATGACATAAATCGTTTGTCTTAACCATATACAGGTCTTTGGTATATCTCGGGTCTTTATACCAAAACATTTCACTTATTTTGAAATCATTATCACCTCTTTGAGCCTGCTCATAAATCTCATAATAAATTGGGTCGTATCCGTTTGGTGTGGATATTACAATTACCTTACCACCGGTAGACAGGGATGCCATACAAGCAGCCCAAAAATCTGAATCGGCATCAATAAACGCCGCCTCATCAAATATAAGAATTGTTGGTGTGTATCCACGTAGAGCATCTTTTGAAGTTGCAACGGCCTTTACTTCACAATCATTACTCATTTTAAAGTGTCTGGCCGCGTTTTTTTCCGAGGAAAAGGAAATACCTACCCAACTTGGCCATTGTTCTAAAAACCCTCTCACTTTGTTTGCCATTTCAACAGAGGTATCAAGTTTGTTGGCAATTATTAGTATTTTTTCAGGTTTATTTTTTTTTGCGAATGCGATTCTTTTAGATACCCATGCAGCAGTAACAGTTGAGACTCCCGCCTGCCTATATTTTAGGGCGATGTTTTCGTTATAATCTTCATAATCTTTTATAAGATTTTCTTGGTCCGCAAATAAATCAAGTGGAACGTATTTGGACTTTGTATTATCAAAAGTTTGTAAATATGTTCTTAGAGCATAAGGTGTGTCCCTGTGACATTTTGTGACCTCAATAAGTAATTGTTCTTTCGTCATATAATATAAATATGAAACCCCTCCGGTTTGGGAGGGGTTAATTATTTTAGAAAGATTTTAATCTTCATCGTCATCCGGTAAATCAATACCTAAACCACCAAGAAAATCACCCAAATCATCATCGTCATTTTCGTCGTCCTCATCTCCCATAGTATCTCTATAATCTTGGTCTTTTAGTTCTTTAATAATATCTTCAACCATTCTGTCAAGAGCTTGCTTACCTTTAGGATTTCCTGACAATATCGATTTAGCTAAAGTAAAAAACTCATCAGTTGTAATCATCGAAAACCTTGAGAAAAGATAATTTCTGATAATTTTATGGTCATCTTCGAATAATTTATCAGGAAACGCTTCCAAAAATTTCTCCCAAAAAATAGGACCTAAACGGATATCCCAAACTTCCGCAGGTAACGTATCTTCAGAAGCAATAACCATTTCAGCTTGTCTTGGGTCGTCAGGTAATCCACTAGCACCTAATATATCATAAACCCCTTTCAATAATTCGTGAACAAGGATTGGAAAACTCGCACCTTTAGCCCTAACTGTTGGGGGGTCTGTTTGTAAATCAACTTCTTCTTGACCTGCTTGACCCGCACCTGATGCTGACATACCCATAACCATATCTTCAGGGTATAACCAATAAAGATAATCAAGGATTGACATTGAAACACCGTAAAGCTCCATCAGTCTTGGTTCAATCTCTTCAATTTCATTTCTAACAAGTTCAAACATATAATGACCTTTCTTCGCAGCTCCTTGAATTAGAGAATTCATAAATCTTCTTTTAGCCTTCTCCATATCAAACTTTTCAAACGCATCCACAAAATCAGCAATTTCTTCAGTATGCTCTTCAGCCTCTTTAAACGCATCTTCAATTTCTTGTTCTTCCGGCTCTTCTGACCTACCACTCATATTAGGAGATGCTGAGATATCACCCATACCAACTAGTTGAGCCTCAAACTGAAGTTGACCTTCTTCAATACCCATTTCTTTTTTCACTAACTCTACCGCCAATTCTTCTAATGCTTGTTTGTTTCGACGTTCGATACTATTAATCTCTCTCATCATACCCATAGCTGAGTACATAAGTTGTTGCATCGCACCACCACCTCTTGGTGGTCTTTGTCCGGAATGATGAATAAACTTATCTACAACATCTTTGAATCTTTTGGATGCCACGACTTGGTCAAATTTTGGGTCACTTCCCGGCATTGCTCTGTGAGAGGAATACGGAGTTTCCCCACGTTCTAATTTTCTCTGAATACTTGGGTCCATCCTTTCAGGATAATCACCATAATCAATGTCTTCTCTTAATTTTCTGTATTTCATTTTTTTATTTTTTAAATCTAATACCCATATTATTAAATCTTAACCATTCAGGTAATTTTGCCTTTGGTTTTGGTTGTTTGTGTGGTGAGGGTCTGAATGGAGTTCCGGGTTTTTGACCTGGCTTCGTAGTTGGTTTGGTTCCAGGTTTTGTCTTAGGTTTTGCAGGGGCGTCCATAACAGCTTCTTTTGTTTCCTCTTTGTGCGCTTTCGGTTTTGGTTGTTTGTGAGGAGAAGGTTTAAATGGATTTTTTCTTTCAGGTTTCTCTTTTTCCTTTTCTTTCTCTTTTTCTTTTGGTTTTGTTTTAGTATCTTCAGAAAGATATTTTAACAAATCACCTTTTGTCATTCGTGGGGGTAAATTATTTTCTACAATTCTCATAATTTCTTCTTCGAAGAACAAAGATAATGGATTTTTTCCTTCCTCCAAACTTTTCTTAACCGATTTGACACATCTCTCGAATTTTCTTGTTTTCTTAGGACCAACTTGTGCGTGACAAATAGCCCAAGGATTTGGTTTTCCTTTTTTCTTTTTACTTTCTCCAACTTCGCCTTCATTAGGTGTTAAACTAAAAGTTCCGTCAGGTTTTTTTGTTACCGTAGCGCCCTTAGGCATCGGTGTCGGAACAGTACCCGAACCCGTAACATCATAGGATATTTTTTCTTTAACTTGTTCTGAAATTAACTTTGTGTAAATCTCATTTACTTCTGATTCTGTTAATTTCGCCACGTTGGATGGTTTCAATCCAAACTCAACCAATTTTAGAGCTTTTAAATTATTTTTCATAAACTAATTTTTTTTCAAATTCAAGAATTAAATCTTTCTCATATAATAGGTCTTTAACCTTTTTTTCTTCATCATTAAATCTAAAAACCATTCTTGGTTTTTTTGTATCTTCATCTTCTTCCCACGCCAATGCGACAACTCCGTCCACTGCGTCAACCATCCCAAAATAATCAGAGTTTTGAACTAACTCCAATTTAACATCGGTGTTTTTCAAAACTCCTACTTTTTTAATACAATTAATTTCCGGTGGAAGAGGATAACCACTGCATGGTTTTTTATCCCAACCTTCACCCCAAACTTCTTGTTCATCTGAAAAAATGAATTCATATACATTATCTCCTTTATAGTCAGGGCCTAAACCATTAACATAAATTAGATAACTCATATTACAAATCCTTCAGGTGTTATTTTAATTTGTTTGTTTTTATTTTCAAAAACTAAGTTCCTTTTGTTTGTTTTTCCAACAAAAACAAATCTAACATTTTCTTCTAAAAATTTTTTTGATGCAAGTTCTTGTTCGTAAGTTTCGGAATATCTTCTAACATCTTTCATTTTTTCTGAAGCAATTGTTCTATTAATTAACTTTCTTTCAATAATATTTTGTTTTTTTTGTTTCTTTTCATTTTCACTTATTTGAAAATATTTCGAAATTACTTTATCAACTTTTGATTCTCCAAATATACTATCGAAAATGTGTCCCATCCCTTCAGTCGCTTCTGCCGCGGGTATCTCCTCTTCAGGACTTGGTTCAGACATTTCTTCTCCACTCATATCAGGCTCCATTCCTTCCGGTTCTGTACCCATTTCTTCTCCTTCCTCTTCTTCACCTTCAATCTTACTCATTATATCTTCTTTATCTTCATCAGACAAATTGCTCAACTCAAGAGCCGATAAAACCATATTGATTACATACTTAATGTTTTCAGATGTCAAACCTTTTTCATTTTCAAACTCTCTAATTTTTTGAGTCAACTTACCTGTAAGTTTCTGAATAGTTTTGAAAGTAACTTCTCCACCTTCTTCTCCTTTAGGTTCCATACCTTCATCGTCCATAGGTTCCATATCCATAGGCTCTTCTCCTTCAGGTGCTGGCATATCGTCAGACATTGGTTCACCTTCAGGTGCCGGAGCGGCTTCAGGTGATGGTGGTAATTCAGGTGAAGGAACCGCAGGTGGTTCTGCGGGTGGTGGAGGACCTTGTGTAACATCTTGGTCTCCGGCAGCAGACTTCGGAGTTTTAAGAACAAATTTCTTTTGTTCACCAAATAAAGAAGTTCCTTCTTCGTTTTCATTTAATCTATTAACCTCTTTTGTTAAAAGATTTAATCTTTTAAGAGCTTGAGAATATGATTGATAATATTTTCTATTCTTCATAGGTTCAATATACTCAGTCTGAGATTCTGAAATTGTCTTTTTGATAATATATCCAAGTTTTTCTTTTACAATTTCATATCTATTACCGTCAACCAAGTTGATTTGATATTCTGAACGTGAAGTTTCATTTATATTATTTGGTGTGATTTCTTTATATCTTGCAATTTCCATTATACGGGCAAGTTTTTCTTGACCTTGCAATTTTTCACTACCAATTGGTTTTAAATCTGCCATAGCTTGTTGGTTTAAAAAATAATTATTTTTTTCTTTATAAATATGTGATAATTAATAAATATTAGAATTACTTTGAAGTTTCTTCTATTTTAGTTTCAACGGAGAGTTCTTTGTCAATTTCTTTGTTGAGAGCATTAAATAATTTTTCTATATGACCTGACCTTCTTAAAAACTTGAATACCAAATTTTCATATGATAGTTCTCCATCCTTCTCTAATCCTGACTTTCTATATTCTTTTAGTTTTTCTCTAACATCGTCTAATACCTTACCATTTTTACTTTCACTTTTTTTAATCCCTGTTTCTATTTTTTCTATCCACTGTAAAATCTTTTTCTTCAACGTCTCTTTATCCAACTCAAACTTTATTCTTTTAGGAATGCTATTCCATTCATTATTCATAATAGAGAATACGCCGGTGCTGAAATGAGTCTCTTCCTCATCTTGAGCATAAACTTCAACATCATAACCAAGAATTTTGATATCGTGTTTTTCGTTGAAAATTTGTTTCTTTAGATTGAAATTTTCTTTATATAGTTCTTTTTCTTCACCGAATTGTTCAAAATCAATTATTATGTGAAGGTCAAAATCAGAAAATTCAGACCAGTTGAAATTAGATAAAGACCCTGTAAGAACAATGTCATTCACAAAAACATCATCTCCAAGTTCTTCGATAAATTTTTCACTAACCCTAAGTAATCCATCCCTAACCTTTTTTTTCATTTTAGAATTTTTAGGTTCGGTTGAATTTTCCCATACTTTTGGGTTCAGAGTATTTTGAACAGAAAAACTACTCAATATTTTTTGAAAATCTTTCATTACCTATAAATAGTACGATAGTTATAGTTTTTTGTATTTGTATTTTTTTGCAATCTCAGACATAAAGAATTTCCCTTGAGATTCGGCCATTCTAAATCTTGTATAGATTTGGTGGGGGACATTTTCATATTCATACTTTAAACCATTATTAAACTCTGTAACAAGTTGTTTGGTTTCAGTATCATATTCTGTTTTCTTAATGTTGGATGAATCAATTTCATTTATAATCTTTGTTCCAACAATCATTTCTTTTTTAACCGCCATAATTTTTTTATTAAAAAATAATATTATTCTATGACTTATAAATATTAAAAAACCCCACCGTTTAAGATGGGGAATTATTTGATTTGTCTGTTTTCATATTGAATTTGGTTACTTCAGTATAATATTTCCAACCTTCTTTCACTTCCTCTGGATAAACACTCAATAAAATGTCTCCCATAACTTTATAATACTTAACCGACACCTCTTCGAACCATCTTTCAGTATCTCCAAATTCATCATCAAGTTCAATTGATATAATATGTTGACCTAAAAGTTCGGCGTAGGTGTTGATATCTTGCAAGGGAGGATTATTTTCGTAACCCACAAAAACTCTATCATCAAATAAACCGGGGCCAGATTCATATCCAGCAGCCAATTCCCCTTCGGTGTAATCATAATTAAACTCATCAATATAGTGCAACAATTTTTCCTTACTCGGTAAAGCTCTTCTTAAAATATTCCTTTTGATTATCCCCTCTTCGTTTTCTAATATAACTTTTCTAACAAGTTTAGTTAAATCAGATTCATTTAATCTTATAATTTTTTTCATATGAAATAAATATTTTAAAAAAATAAAAAACCCCATCTTTGTGGGATGGGGTTCAGTTCTTACAACAAGCTTATCCTTTTCTTTTTTTCTGATTTCTTATAATTTGCAACAAATACGGTCAGGAGCCCGTCCTCAATTGTTGCTTCAATATTATCGGGGTTATATTCCTGTCCAATTTTAAATTTCTGTGAGATTGTTTTTTCAACATCTTCTCCGTTTAATTTGTATGTTCTTTTACCATCAATGTAAAGAACTCCCCCCTCCATTTCTACTTTTAAGTTGGATTTGTTGAAACCCGGGACTTCAAAGTTCAGATAAGCTCCGTCTTTGGTGTAATTTACCTCGTAAGGTTCTTTGTTTAGTGATTTTGATACCGGACCACTATAAGTCGGTAATGAAAAGAAATCGTTGATTAACTTTTCCATCGGTGAATTTAAATAAATCATAGTTTTTGATTTTTTTTATAAGTTTATTTGTTTATATTTCTATAGTCAAGTTGAATGCCAAACGACATATAATGACAAAATGTCATATTAAAAATTTTTAGTTGACATTATGTCAAAAATATTTGGTTTAGAATATTTTTTGACTTACTTTTGTAAAAACATAATTTTATGAGTGCACTAATGGATGATGATGACGACAAAATTGGTGGAAGAAAACAAAAAGAGGATTCTGAAACCAATACACCGGTACTTGATAATTTCAGTAGAGATTTAATCAAACTTGCTGAAAAAGGTAAACTTGACCCGGTTATAGGTAGGGATAGAGAAATTCTTCGTATTGCTCAAATTCTTTCAAGAAGGAAGAAAAACAACCCAATTATTATTGGTGACCCTGGTTGTGGTAAAACCGCAATTGTTGAGGGTCTTGCAATTAAGATTTTTAATGGAGATTGTCCAAGAAACTTGGTAGATAAAAGAATTGTTGAACTCGATTTGACATCAGTTGTTGCTGGTACCAAATATAGAGGACAGTTTGAGGAAAGATTAAAGGTAATAATGGAGGAACTACAAGCAAATCCTCACATTATTGTTTTTATCGATGAAATTCACACTCTTGTTGGTTCTGGTAATTCCTCAGGTTCAATGGACGGTTCGAATATCTTCAAACCGGCTCTTGCTCGTGGTGAACTACAATGTATTGGTGCTACAACAATCAATGAATTCAGAAAGAATATTGAAAAGGATGGTGCCCTTGAAAGAAGGTTCCAAAAAGTTATGGTTGAACCTTCTTCGGTTCAGGAAACTATTGAAATCCTTAAAAATGTTAGAGAAAAATATGAGACATACCATAAGGTAAGATATTCTGATGAAGTTATTGAAACTTGTGTAAAACTTGCTGACAGGTATATTACCGATAGAGGATTCCCGGACAAAGCATTTGATATTTTGGATGAAGTGGGGGCCAGGATGCAGACTGAAGTAAAAATGCCGGAAGTTATCGAAGACTTGAAAAGACAAGCAGCAGAACTAAAACAACTCAAAGTTGATGTTGTGAAAAAACAGAACTATGAGAAAGCTGCAGAACTCAGAGACAGAGAAAAGAAACTTTTAACTAAGTTAGAATCGGAAAAAAAGAAGTTTGAAGAGCAGATGCAAAAAGATAAAAAACAAATTGAACTTGACAGCGTGTACGATGTTGTGTCAACTATGACAAATATCCCAATATCAAAAATGAATGTTAATGATAACCAAATTCTTCTCAATTTGGATAAAGTTTTGAATGAAAAAGTTATTGGTCAGAATGATGCGGTTGTTAAAATTGCAAAATCCATCAAGAGAAATAGATTGGGTATCAAAGACCCCAACCGACCAATTGGTTCATTTATATTTCTTGGTTCAACCGGTGTTGGTAAGACGTATTTGGCTAAACAACTCGCG